CATTGTTCCGTAAAAAAAATGTAAAAGTTTATCCTTTGCGATTATTGGCAAATTTTTTAAAAGTCTATTTATCATATTTATTTATTTATTGTTCAAAATCATCTTTGTGAATTGGCACAATCCGACATCGGCAATTAATATTATTTTCTGCCTTTACTCCGCTTCCGGGATGTGTCAAATTTTCCCCACCAACATAAAATTTTTCATTCCATTCAGCAGTTTTTCCGTTGGCTTCAATATGTGCATCTCTTGTTCTGTTATCCCTTGTCGCAATCCATTCTTTCATCAAATTATCTGCTCCATACATATCATTGTTTGTCCTCCAAATGGCGTTATTTGCTGCATTAATTGATTCCGTTCTGACAACTCTCCTCGCTTGCCAATCTGCATAACCATCAAACTTTGCTTGTAATATTCTTCCCGCTTCACGTTCATTCAATGCTTGAAATTCAACATCCTTGAGTAATCGTTTTAATGTGTTTTCAAGTTGTTTTTTTGCCGAACCCTGAACCAATCCTCCTCTTGCTTCTGATACCTTTAAACCAACATCTGCGAAATACTGCCGCCAAACGTCATCATATCCCGAAACATTGAATGGATTGGGGAATGCGTTTTGAAACCTATTGACCGAAAATGATGCGAATCGCATACCTAATTTTTGATATAACGTTTTATATAATTCACGAATATCTACCAATTTGAACAAACCATTAAAAGCATTAGTTTGCCCGGTCGCTTGAAAAATGGAGATGCCTAAACTGTAATTGGATTTATACCAAGATTTCCAACGGGATATTTCAATGTTCTCACCCTTTTCAAGTTGATCTTCAAATTCATCGTAATAATCATCCAAGTTTTTAATCATCCTGATTCGCAGTTCGTTTCGCCCAAGACACCATTGCTTTACCTCCCCACAAATTATAAGCAACATAACCTTTATCTCTCCATGGTTCATTTTTAAATTTTGGATCAATCTTTGCGTTCTGTTCGTGCCTTGCTAAAAAAGAATTAATTCTTTTGACTGTATCCAACGAAATGGATTCACGATTTGCAAGTTGATTGGCTCGTTTCCATCCGACTTCAGTTCCTCCACGAACAACATCACGACCATATTTCTCTCGCCATTCCAACATCCTTTTGGCGTTGTTGGTTGCTGACTGTGGGTAGTTATTAAAACTATCTTGTTTTTTATTGTACTTATTTTCTTCTAAGGCGTTTTCGTATTCTTCGTGAGATTCAAATGGCATATAAATTGTTTCTCCATCATAAGCATGGGAATGGAAACCACTTCCACCCAATGCTCTTGCTCTTTCTTCAGCTTCTTCCTGTGTTGTATAAGCATCAGGTAAATTTGGAACTTTTGATTTTGTTTCCTTCTTCGATGACATTGGATGACCGCTTGGCAATAAATCTTGATCGTGTTTTCCCGATCTGAATTTACCATTTCTCAAAGCAAATAAAAAGGAGTTCACTCTGCCCATTGCCCACTGTTCAGGAGATGAAACATTTGGTCTTACTGATGATGGATTTGTTCTGTATGCTCCAATACCACGAACGTAAACATCAGACAAAACACCGGGCGTTGTTCGTTTACTTTTTACATCGCCAACCTCATCATTATGTTCATCCGCTTTCTTTTTTAATGCAACTTTTACTTTATCGCTTATTTTGGCTTTTTCTTCAGATTTTAGCATTCCTTCAAAATCAAAGTTTAAATCTGTTGGTTGAGGAATATCAACTTCGTTGGATAATGGCAATAAATTTGCCGGGATATAATATTGATTCATTTGCTCATTTTCATCATCTGCACCGAATGACATCGCTGACCTTTTTTCGTTTGGTGTTATCCACCACGCCTTGCTCATCTGATCAACGACTTTGTCCATTTCCTCTTGAAGTTCAGGGATTACTGTAAAATCAAAATCGATAAATAAATTGTTTCCGAATTGTGGAGTTAACCATCTGTTCAACTCATCACGAATTTTTAACATTTCAGGAATTACCGCATTTTGGTATAAGGCTTTTTTTGCCTCCTTCATATTGTTGTAAGTTGATGAATCTGTGTTGTTTAATAACTGAACAGGAACATTATAAATATTACATAAATCCTTAATGGATGCGTTGTACTGTTCCAACAATGATAAATCTGAAGCATTTAACCCGAAATTAATCCACGATAATTTTTTTGAAGATAAAACAACATCCCCGGCATTGTCTGAACCTTGATATTGTTGGCGAAATTTCTCTTTTAATTGCTTCGCCTGTACTTCATTAATATCACCCTCATCGGACATCAAAACCCCTCTTGCAGTTTGATTCTGTAAATATCTTACTCCTGTGGTCAATGCTTCATTGTTTGCATCTAATGACCTCAACCCCGCTTTCAATGGACTCATTCCGTACAAATGAGATCCCGTTCCATCGTAGTAAGGATTAAAATCTTTGATATGACAAACTTGATCTGCATCAATTCGAATCGTACCATTATATTCCAATGTATATTCTTTTACGGGATTAAAAATACCTCCTGAAACAATCTCCATTGATTGTGATGGCAAAACATACAATTCACGATATTTCCCCGCATTCGATCCACTATCAGGAGATATTCCCCAAATAAATCTGTTTCCGGTTAAATTTCCATAAGCAATAATTTCTGATAACCAAGTATTATAAGATTGTGCAGGATTTGGTCTTTCGAGCAATTCGTGTAATTCAGTTCCTTCCAATTCTATCATCGAATTTTTCTGAATCAATTTGGCATTGTGAATTGCTTGTGGATTAAACTCACCCGATGTTAATGCTTTGTATCTTTTTAAATCATTTTGTTTTTCAACTTGATAAATCTGAAATGGAATTGTTGTTGCTGCCTTCGTGATCAAGTTTACGATTGAATAAATCGTTGAATTATATCTGTACCCTTTGTTTATGTAAGTATCATCGTTTTCAGGATTCCAAACAATTGTATCTCCTAAGTAATTATAAATCGCTCTATTAAACGCCTCGTTTGTTTTCTGTGCGTTCTTGTTTAAAATCCCTTTAAACCTATCAAAAAATGATGCCATTTTGCTTTCTAATTATACAACAAAGATAAAAATTAAACGACAAAGAAATCACGCATAAGATTACGTTCAATTCCATAAGCAGTTAAATCAATATGCTCATCGTGTATTGCGTTCGGAAATGTGCTGACTTGTTTTATAAAATGTTCAACCCAACTTCCATTAATCAAAAAAACCCGACCGCCTTCGATATATGGTGATGATGCTCTTGCTCTTTCTATTTTAGACATCTTAACAAAATCTGTTTTAATTTCTGAAACATTTAATCTCGTTTCATTTCGTAATAATTGAGCCAATGACTTACCCGATGCCTTCGGTTCGATTAATACTTGTGATATTTTCACATTTACCGATTTTATAAAATTTGGAATAAATGTTTTTAAATCCGGCATTTCAAGATATTTATCTATAGATTTTAAGATGTAAAAGTTTTTCCCATCCGATCCACTAATTTGTATTCCTGTGGGATCGTTTTGGGTGTTTGAAGTATAAGCACCATCAATAATCATTTCCCAATTTACTCCGCTTGGAATTTCTGATTTATTGATAATATTAAACCATTCCCTTTTCCACTCCCCTCCCTCTAATGGCGATGGTTCTTGAAGATATTGCCCGGCAAATACAAACCTATCCGCTTGGCGTAATGATTCAAGTTCTGCAAAGTTTTGTTTTTCCTCCCACAAAGGAATATTATTTTCATCTAATGCGGATAATTTTAAATGATGCCATTTCTCCCCACTTCCACCATTTAATAAAAACCCTGAAAAATCTTCCTCGTGTAACCTTTGCATGATCACAATGATTGGAACATTTCGGTCATTTGTTCTTGATCTAATCGTTGTATTGAATCGGTTGTTTATAAAATTTCGCTTTACATCACTTAAAGCATCATCAGGCTTTAATGGATCATCAATTATAATTGCACCGCCATTTCCTGCACCAAATCCGGTTATTGCTCCACCTGATGCAGTTGCATAAACTCCACCTCCTTCATTCGTGTACCATTTCTTTTTTGATTGCGAATCCTTTCTTAAATGTACATTCCAAATTGATTTAAAAGAATCGGAATTTATGTAATCTTTTGTTTGTGATGAATTATCCAAAGCTAATGTATCAGAATAACTTAAATGGATAAATTTTGATTTTGGATTTTTGGCGATGCACCAAGCTATATACATTTTGACCGCAATTTCTGTTTTGCCATATCTCGGAGGAATATTAATTATCAATCTCTTTATTTCCCCTTGATGAACCTTTTCTAATGTATCGCAAATTTGCTCGTGAAATTCAACAAAATTAAATTTTCTTCCATATACTTCTTTAAAAATATATCTCGTAAAAAATAACAATGAATCTTCGCATTTCGACTTTATAATTCCATTAATATTCTTCATCTAAAATATTATGAATCTTTTCTTTTGCCTCGTTACTTAATTTAGATTCAACGACAACTGCATCCATCCATACTTCTTGCCTTTCAA